CTACATCTCTATACCCGCGGGGTATAAAAACTGTTCTCTTCTTCCAAACAACGCGGTCACGAACTGTGAAACCGTGAGAGCCAAGGCTGGGAAGCTCAGAAAACCCGAGAGCGAACTCTTCGAGATCGTTCCGAGGTAATTGAACACCCAAACTTGACCAGTCACGGCGCAACAGATGTGACGCGATGGCGGCATCGTAATTCTTGAACCTGAACCTTCGAGGCTCAGGCACTTGAATGTTGATGTGAACGCCATCCCATCCAGATTTTCGAACAGCGGCCCATGACGATTCAACGTCATGTACCACAGTCGAAATCATGGTGGGTCCTCGTTGTTGGAATCGCTTCGGTAACTGATAGACCAGGTCCTTCCAAACTTTCTTGAGACACGGAGCACGAAACTCCGTGGAACCCAAGCGAGTAGCAAGAACGGTAATCTGGTTAACCAGAGTAAGAGTACCTTGATCATCTAGAGGCTCCTTCCAGTAAATCGGAGTGACTGTGACGCCATTGAAGGCATCCTGGCCACACGACTCACGGAAGTAACCGGTAGAGAATGACTTCTCGGTGTTAACCTTGAAGCCACAAAACTCAAGGACCCTAACGATCGTCTCATAAGACTCTGTTGGTACAATGAGGTCGTCGCCGTAAACAGCGACATCCTCATTCACCGAACTACAGAGGGCCCAAAATAGCAAACTTTCTAATTCGAAAGTATAGCCATTACCCATACTAGACCACTTATGATAACTCTTCCATTCGCCACCAAGGCGATACGAAGGGCTTCTCATAGCGGCTAGTATGGTGAGCCACGGTTCCGCCAACAATGCCAGAACTACCTCCTTTGAGACTGTGTCGGAAGCGGATGCAAGATCAATAGTCGCATACTTACCAGTATACGACGAATAGGTTGCTAAAGCTTGATTCAAGCCCTGATAGTCCAAATTCACCCCGAAGTGTTTGAGTCGATTACGAATGTAACGACCCATCCCCTTCTGGAAGAAGATGTTCCATCTAGGCTCGACGGCAATAGGCCTATCGGTCTTTGCACTCTTAGGAACAAATGTGACCGCATTACCCCTGGAGAGCTCTAAATCGAGCAAACCAGTTTCGATGTTCCCTACAAAAAGCCTTCCAAGAGCAGTAAGCTCACAGAAGACGTTCAAGTAGGGGTAAGCACCGAGGGTAATGCATCCTGGGGTTGACAATTTATTGTAGGCGGAAGTCATTCCGCGCTGCGTAGAACCGTCTGCTCCAGGTCCGAAATCACAAAGCTCAGTCCAAGCGTATAAAGCATCCCCAAGCACCTTACCGATTTTTCTTCGGGCAGAATGAAATATCTGCTCGAAGTCGGGTTGGAGTTTTAGCTCCGACCGACGGTAAGAGGCCCAAGTGATGTTCGTACGACGACAAAGCTCCTCGGACTCTACGAATTTATCCTTGGCGACTTGGCGCTTATCAAAGCTCGTCGGAAGCCACTTAGCTTTACTCAAAAGCTTCGTGGCCTGATGAGCCTTGAAGAAGTCATCCGGGTCGTTGAAATCCAAGGGGTTCAAACGTAGATTAGCGATTTCGTCCCACATCTTGTGCCGAAGCAATATTACTACTGCTAGGGCACGTGGACAATCGAGAGCGCGCAGGATAGCTTCTGCTACCTCAGCGTGACGATTGAGCTCGTGCTCATTCATAGACTCTCCAATTGGACGTGGGTTAGCGTGCTAAATGCTAACCGTGCGGAGGAAGTTAGATCCACTCAGGTGTTTCCGAGTTTTACGGTTCAATAGAAGGTAAAGAATTACCTCCTGCAGAACTTTATTCTCGAAGAGACCTTTGTGGATTCTATTAGCATGGAATATTCCATGCCAAGCCCTACTGAAGGCGAGGCGGCTGACCTCACCAGAGGAACCATCCGGGTTCCAATGGCTAAGGAAAGCATTACGCAGACCATACAAATAGGTGCTCAACTCCTCGTAGTCCACCGTGTCTAAGACACGGACGATCAATGACCCCAAAGTGAACCCGTCAAGATCAAAGCACCACCTACGTGAACAAGCAATGCATTCCATGCAAAGCCTGAACACTTCGGGGGCGCCAGAATCAAGCTGGGTCACAAAGAGGTCAAAGGTCTTGGACTTCCCACAATCGGGACAAAGCGTGTTGTTTCGAACAAACATGTTAGTTCCTTTTGCGGGAAAACCCGCACATACTCGGCTGATTCGATCAGACCGGGTGGACGAAGCTTTCCACAGCAGACGTTACCAGCGCATCGCCCGCAAGGTCAATCAACATTGCCTTGAGGTCTTTGCGATTCTGGAGTGACGCCCTGTTGGGAAACACCATCTCGAAGCTTCCGATACATTCGAAAGCCTTCGTGGCATAGGTGGCCCCATCCAATGTTTCCATGGACGGAAGAACCAACTTGCCGGTGACGCGGATCGTGCCATTCGCATTCTCTTTCAGAGAAAGCGATGCCACGCCCGCTCCCGCCGGAACTCCCGAATTCGTCGAATAGTCCTTGTAGACCGAAAGGTCTGGGGTACTGAACGACAAAGGGAAGGACCGGTTAACCGGAGTGCCCGCGGCATCCGTAAGAGTGAGAGTCGTCATGAAGTTTACCTTCGTGATTAGTTGATGAACCTGACGTAAGATTATCCTACGCCAGGAGGATCGACCTAATAGTACGAAACCAGTTCTTGGTTCCGACCAAAGGCCCCGACTAACAGGGAAATCCCGTTAGCCATGTGGACCGGAGAGAATGGATCCTTGATTTGAGGTAAGGGAGGAAAAGGGAAATTCGGATACACCTCACGGCGCATCAGAAATCCCGATCCCGAACCCGTACCACCGGACCAGTCGGCGGAATAACCGCCAGGCATGGTTCCTTTGGTACGTGTCAACCTCGAGTTCCAGGTCTGCCTATGATGAAACGTTCGACTGCCCTTCACGAATGAAAGGCCGACGGCGTAATCAAGACTAGACAGATAAGGACCGATCGGTAGAGCCCAATCGACGACAAAAGAGTAGGGAAGAAGTTCCCACGCTAAAGCCGCCGGATTGAGAATGCCGAACTGGGATAGCGAATGGGCGAATCCGCCCGTAATCGCATATTCTATAAATGCCCTTCCGGACACCCGCCTACCTGTACAATTGTACTCAATCTCAGGACCCCAGTCGCCGCCAGCAGACCTCTTGATGCTCTTATTAGGAGCAGTAGAAGTGAAGCTGGCTTCGACTCGGTGAACCTGACCTGAGTCACTGTACGCTTGGCGAACAGAATCAAGACTGTTATAGACGTCCTGAAGCAGCGGCTGCCAGCCATATTTGGCTGCCAACCATTGCTCAGGAACCCCACCAAGGGTCTGGGTCAACGACCCAGATCCTTGAGGCGCCCCTGCCCTGCCAGTGCCACCAAGAGAGCGAACCATACCCGCAAAATTACCGGCCCTCAGCTGTTTAAAAGCTGAACCGATTCTTGAACAGGTAGATCCGACTAAATTGGCGGCCTGTTGTCTCGTATGAAAAATCTCACCTAGGTTGACCTTGTTCGACTGCAACTGACTTATCATTTTCATGGTAAGCCGATTGTTTACGTCGTTCTCGTTCTGACCTAGAGAGAAATTTTCATTATCCGACACAGGGTTGTAACCCAGTCCAAACAAGTTCCCCCAGTTACCATCGAACGTATCGCCTTCAGGCATTTTAGTGCCATGAACGCTCAACGGACTCTGGTTCCAACTGTAGGAAGCTCGAGTGTAGTCATTTTCAGGTTGATTCGCAGGATACCCGGGGCTATTGGCGCCTATCTTGTCGTCGAAGAATGCTCGAATAAAGCATTCATCCGAACCAGGATAGTCGTTTCCAGTAGCCCTTTCGTGGTAATTACTGTGAACAGTGACTGTCTGACTCATTGAAACTGGATAACCGGGCCTGGACATTGATCCTCCTAAATGTGTGTAAGATTATCTTACCCACCGAGCGAGCTAAGAGCCGTGGCTAAAACCACAACCTTAGGAAGCAATTGCGTTTCCGCAAAGGTGCTCACCCGAGGGCCTCTTCAAACTCCTCAAGAATAGTAGTGATATGCCAATGTTTTCTCATTGGCAAACACCGTCAGCACCAACAACACATAGTTTAAGTGTGTTTTATGGGCGCCAGCGTTGTGTCACCACTACCAAGAGGAGCCCACTACAATAGCGATTCCACGAAGGAAGCTAAGTGTAGCGGATGATCGTTTCGAACTAACCAACCATAGAACTCACACAGTATGCTCCAGTCGGCGTTCAGGAAGTCAGCAGGTCCTATAGAGGACCGATGCCGGCTTCTGAAGTCGAGTTGGAACTTACTGTAGAGTTTTCTAAGGTGGCTAAAATCGTCACTAGTCAACTGCATGCACATAGCGTTTACCTCATGGTAGAACTGTTGTAGAGGGAGAAGGGG